GATACATAGTCATAACCAACTAATAGTGTTGGTAAAGTCATATCAACACCTTCTGGTGAAGAATAGACTTTAAACCCTTCTGGAGCATCAACCTTATGTTCTGATATAATATTCGCCAAAATCATTCAGCTAAGATACTAACAAAACCAACCACTAACAAGTTAATATTTGGACAAGGCAGCATTATAAATCTCAAATAGCTTATTAGAAGTATGTTTAGATTTATTTATACCATCTTTATCGTAATAAGAAAAACCAGCTTTATGTACCACACCATTTGAATCGATAATATCCGTTGTTACTGGTATTGATGCCCATTCTAGACATAGTTTATTTAATGCATTATCAAAACTTGCTTTATTAACCAAAGAACCCTTGTTTATACTACCTAATCGTTGATTTATTAAACTTACCCCTTTTTTATCTTGATTTTCTTTGGTCATTGGTAGGTTTTTACCATCACTAACCCATGTGTTATGTATAAATTGATAACGACCAGCAGCTGTTGAATTGTTGGCTTTTGAGTACCAATTTCTATTACCATGTGAAATATTGGTGTTTGGAGTCCAACCTTTTATTATTCTGAAACCAACCAAAACATCATAGCCATTTTTTGAAACACCTAACGTTCCTTCGGCATATGCTATCATATCTAATAAGGCTTTTTCTTCTCTTGTCATAATATTAAATTTGTCCTAATGCATTTATTTTTTGTGTTTCTGTTGGGAAAGGTCCAATATATTTCACTGGATAACCTAAAGCCCCATCATTAACAACATCTGTCACTTCACCACTTGTTTCTGGATATATATTTGTTTTTGTTAATTGTCTTCTTTGATAATATTTATTATCTGTTTTCTTAACTAATATCTTATATCCGTTTAAATCAGTTGAATCAACAATATAACCATCACTCAATTGAACTTCTTTTAAAAATATTGTATCGCTTATATTTCCACCAATTATATAAGCAATATTGTTAGCAACTTTATAAATCATATCACAATGACTACTTTGATAACTACCAGTTCTTTTTTTACATAATATATCACCAACTTCAGCTTTTATTTTTAAGCCATTAAACATTGGAAAAGCTTCATAACCATTAACACCATTCATTGCAGCTGTCACATAATAATAATGCATAGCATTTTTTGGAAAATTAGCATCACCAGCACTCATTAAATATGAAATAAACACAGCACTCCATGGTTGTTTGTTTGAACCATAGTCAGCAGCACTAGGTCCGGGAGTTGCCTTAGCATAAACATCCAAATATTGTGTCCCATCAGCCTCTTTTAGTGTTCCATTTTTCCAATTTATTACTTCTTGATTAGCTGTATCTATTAATTTTTGAACATTAGGGATTGTGCTACCATCAATAATTAAATTATTTGTGTTTACGTAATCTTTAGCCAATGAATCAACTCTTTTCTTGACATCCAATAAAATATTGTAATAATCATCAATATAATTACTTAATCCTCTTCCACCACCATCACCTCTATTTGTTCCATTGTTTGTTCCATCATTCAATGTGGTACTAGCCTCAATACTATCCAACATCGACATATATAAATCAGATGCGTCTAATATTGGTGTTTCTATATTTCTAATTCTAACACCAGTAAATACCGTTGACATATAATTAGGTTTTATTGAGTGTTTGACCTTAATAACCATATAAGCACCATGAAACATAGGTATATTGTTTAATTGAAAATACATCATTGGTTGAATCATAGAATTACCCATCATTTCAACTTCAGCTTTATAGCTTCTAACCGAATAAACATCATAAATATTTTGACCTCCATATGTCTTTCTATTTTCAGCACCTTTACTTGCAATCTCATCAGTTATTTTTAATGATTCATCTGTTTCTGTAAATTCATTCTGGTCTAAAGTTATATCTTTAAATATGTTTTGATTTTGTTGACTATAATTAACCGCAAAAACAGCTACTTTATCTTCATGGTCTTCAGCATCGTTAGTAAAATCTTTTGCTAACGTATTTTGAAGATTTCCAAATTCATCACATCTGAATTGAATTCCATCATCTAAATATTCAGAATCTTTAAAATCTAAATATTTAGATGGTTGACCAATGTAAACACAAACAAAGGATGGACCGATAGAACCAGCTTTGAAACCATCAATCGAAGACATAGGCTCAAATAATGTTTCAAGTGTTTCTGTGTCTTTATAATTTATAAAAGTAGGTAATGGGGTAAAATTAAAATTATTTATTGAAAGTAAATTAGTTACCACATTATAAAAACTAGCTTCAGGGTTGTTTTTAAGCGCATCAGCAACAGGTAATGGGTTAATATATAAATCATCACCAATATCTTTTAATGAACGATTTACAAACCTAAAAGTGTCTATTAGAGATACAGCATTTCGACCACCTTTAAGGGCTAACGCTATATCAACATCACTTCTGTTTTTTGATAAAATTATATTTTCAAAAGAATCGGTTCCACCAATCCATTTATCATATATGTTTTTACAAGTTCTATATATTTGCAATTTTATTATATTATCATTATCTGTTCCAAAAATTTCTTGTTTTCTTTGTTTATTCCTACTATTTATTCCAGAATCTATTGGTTTCAATTTATTAATAAGTGTAGTGAAATATGTTGTTAAATCATTGCTACTAACATAAATACCATCAGTTTTTGTTGAAAATAACTCAAGGTTTCGCCAGATTTTATATGTTGAATTTGAAATGAAAACTTCTTCAGATAATAATTCTAACAAGAAACTACTACCTTTTGAACTATCTTTTAATTCAGTTACAAAATTGTAATCAAATTGTGATTCACCATAATATGGTGAAAAAATAATATAATCATCAAAGGTTAGTTTACCATTATGTGTTGCAGTTAACTTACTTTTAACAACATTGGTGTTGAAATTGGTGGTGAGACTAACACCAAAATTAACTGTACTAAATAGAGCTCCACCAACAGCTGCTGGTGACATAATTTCATTCCAAGTTGTAACCCAATTACTAGGAGTGCCATTATAAACTTCTAAATAAGAAGATAATAAATCCCAGTCAGATTGTACACCATTATCTAATTTAACAAAATCAAAAAAGACTCGTTTAAATTCGTTCTTAACTTGTTCTGGTAAACCTAAAAGTACGTTTTCTAAATTTTTATAACCAGTATTCAATGTATAAAACCTAGCACTAGGAAACATCATTGGGGCTGATTGGTAGTCACCATCATTGTTTGAAGTAATATATTGAGTTCTGGTTGGTAATGAATCACCGACAGAATAAGTTGGGATGAAAGATTGGGTGCCAGAACTCCATAAAATAGGGTCTTGGGGACCAGAACCACCTTCATCTACTGGTTTTGTATCTGCCCTCCACAATAAAGCACCAATAAATGAAATCCAAAGTTTTGGACAAGAAATGAATCCACCACGATTTCCAAAAGTATTTAAAATTTCGTTAACATCGAAAATACCTTTTTGGTCTTTATTTAATAAACCATTCCATGGAAGTGTGTGAAGAAATAATAATGCTTTAGAATATTCACTTTCTTGTTCATTATATAGTCTACTACCAAAAAGACCTACTGGGGCTGAATCATCATCACTACCGATACTAAAATTAGAATCATCAGTATCAACGGCCACCTGAAAATTAATAAAAGGTATTGTAACATTGCCAGATTTATCTTTTAAAAATTCTGATAAAAGTTCTCTATTTTCACCAAGTCTTTCACGTGTTTTATCGCTACCGCTAGTTACTGATATACCATTATCTATTGCACTGTCTGGTGAAAAAAGTGGTATTAGAGAAATAGTGTTTGGTATTGGCTGACCAAAAGTTTGTTCTATCAGTCTATAGCTATCTGGTTTTATATCATAAATTGTACTAGAATTTGTTATTCTTTTTGATGATAAAACGGTGCTTTTAACATAAACATTGTCATCTGAATTCGCATTATCAAAAAACATAATTCTAAATTCCCCTTCTTCAAGACCAGCGGTACCAAAATTAAGTGTTTTAAATTCTTGTATTCCATAAGAACCACCGAATTGGTTGAAACCAGCATCTGAAAAATCTTGATTGAAACTAGATTGTGATTTTTTTAATGAATCTAAGTTTAATATATTATCTAACGAAGTTGTTGGAATTGTTTTAACAGAAGCATTGAAATCTTTAGGTGTGAAGAATTTAACATAAATTCCACCATCATCTGTTTTAGGGTTTGCTGTTGAATTAACAAAATTAGTTAAAAATATCTCTCCACCATCAGCGTTATCTTTTGTTGATAGAAATTTAAAATCATAATTTAATTTCCCAGAATCTGGAACAGAAATGGGTATCAAGTGTTTTGTTTTAGAATCCACCAAACTTGATGCATTAGAATTAGGGGCAAAAATATAGTTGTAGTAATAACTATCACCAACAACACCACCGTCTTCTTCAGAAAGGTATTTAACTATTTGATATTCAGAATTATCATTTATTGCTGTAGTGTTTAATATTTCAAAAGGGCTTAATTGTGACAAAGATTGAACTACAATATCATTTTTTATTTCTGAACGTATTGCATCACCTTCAGCATTTGCCATTGCTTCAATTTCTTCCGTTGTTAGTTTATAGTTTGTGTATCCCAAATATGTCATAGCTCTAATCAAAGCTAAACTAATAACATCGTCTCTAGAATTACCGTTTATTCTACTATATGGAAATTTGTCAATAAATAATCTTGTATCGACTGGATTTGTTGGTAACCAATTATTTTGTGATTGGTTTTCGATTATTTCAGCTTCTTCACTTTTTGTTTTTGAAATTAAGAATGCGTTTAATAAATCATCAATAAATGCTAATTCTTCAACATTACTTGGATTCCTTAAAACACCAGCTTCACCTAAATATGTTTCTATAAGTCCTTGTTTAGCGTCTTCTTTTCGATATTCTGGCCAAGGATAGTAAGATGGTTGTAAATTTGATTGTTGTCCATTGCTATCTAACGCTATTGGTTTTATGTCATAAGCATTAGGGTTGTCGGTATTTGGACCAAATTTTTTTAATTCATTTTCTCTAGGTAAAGAGTTTACTGTCGATTTCGAGACATCAAATAAAACAGACATAAAAGCCTCTACTGATGATGTAAATATAGAAATAATGTTTCTTACTGTTGGGGAGAAACCTAGCAGTTCTTGAACTTTTAATCTTAGAGTTTCTCCAGCATTCTTTTGTAAAGTTTTTATTTCTACGTCTAGTTTAGCTTCTATTTCACTAATTTTGGCATATTGTTTTCTAAAATCAATAACATTAAAATTAGATGTTATTCCATTTTTTTTTGCGTATTCAAATAATTCACTTCTAGTGTTTTCTATTTCACTTTTTTCTAAACCGACAAAAGCATTTGATAATGTTTGAGTGTCGGCACTAAACGGATTAAGCATGTTTATGTTTAAGTTAACATATTTACCAACATTAGAGAATTTAAAATCACTTTCTTTAAAAGTTATGTTATTTATGGGGTTTTCATTAAAAATCCTAATTTTTTCAAATATATATGTGTTGTAATATTCTATAACTTTATTGAAATCGACATTAGGTTTAGGTACTACATATTTATATTCAGTTAAATCATCATTTACATCTGTTTTCTGTCCAAATACAAAAAGAACTAACTTTATCGCATCTATTTGTTCCCCTCTTTTGGTGTTGGCTCTATTTAAATCACCAATTCCTTGGTCTGTTTCTTTTAGTTTTTGACCAACACTATCTATTTCTGAAATAGCTAACAATAATTCATCAAGAGTTAATAACGCATTATTAGTTTTTTTTAATTCACTATATTTTTTTTCACCTAATTTTGTGTATGGAATAGCTTTTAAATAACCAATAAGCATATCGGATAACATAGCATAAGTATAACCAATAAAATTAGCTGTTATCTCAAAATTACCAGTTTTTGAATTAAATTTTGAATTATATTTCGTCATATGTAATTCGTATTCAACTGGTAAACCATAGTAACCTTTGACGGTTAATTTAAATAACGGATAAGGTAGTTGAAAAAAAATAGCGTATTTATTTTTTGAATTACTTATGTATTCTTCATTTTGATAAATGGCACTTCCTCTTAAATCAACAAAATTAATAACAATTAAAGGAGCATTAGACGAATTAAATTCTATATCTATTGATGTGATACCTAAAGCCTCACTATCGCTACCAGATTCATCAAAGCTAGTTGTTAAGTCAGTATAACTAGTTGTTAGTTTTTTCTTACCATCATCTCCACTACCTTCAATAAAGGTAACTTTAGCACCTTCAGAGCTTACATTAAAATTTTTAGAACCAGTAGAAGTCAATAATGTTCTAGCTTTCTTTGTTGTTTCTAATTGGACTGTTATTGATAAGTCTTCTAAAGGAACTGAAATATTTGTAGATGAATTTTGACCATCAAAATTATTTGGGTCAACCAATGATGTTTTTCCAGCACTACAACCAATTTTTTTATTCGCCATATAATAATTTATGTGTTTTTATTTGTGTTGTATATCTTCCTACCGCACTTTCATAAGGAAAAGGAATTCTTAAAACTGCCATATCTGGTATGTTAAATTCTAAACCACCATATTCTGGGTTTGCAAGTAATATCAACCAACCACTGTATGCATTATTATAATACGTATCACTTAATTTGTCAAGTCTACTTACACCTTGTTTATAAATAGCCGTTTTATCTGAATCTTCTCTTGGTATTGCTATCTTTGGTAATGGTTTAATTCCACCATTATCTCTAAATTTACTATATCTGTCGTAATATTGTGCCATTTTAAATTATAATATCTTTTGTTATTGCTTTATTATCTAAATTTAAATAACTCATTTTTATTTGATATTTAAAATCAGCGTTATCACTAAAATTAAAATTATCATCGTTATAATCAAATGAAAAATTAAAATTAGTTTCTTGAGCACCTGTTAGTATTTTACCAACCCCAAGATTATGTGGGTATCCAATAGCATCAAAAATTATAAATTTAACATCATAATCTTTACTATATCCATCAACAACTGCAACGTTTATAAAGGCATTCCCTTTTGCTGTTTTATTAGTTATATCTCTAACATAGTCTAATAAAATATTAACATTTATGTCTTTATTAGTATCGCTAATTTCATCTGCTGACATTACTGGTACGTTATCACCACTATTTGTTTGGTCAGAAGCTAATTCTTGATTTACTTCAGGGATATCAGTAGATGATGTTTCTTTTATTAAAAATCTATCATTATATTTAGCTAAATCTTTAAATCCATTAACAATCGTGTATGGTTTATTAGAATTATGTTCTGATGTTGCTAAATTAGTACCTTGAGTAGTACCCAAAGTTTGAGTTTCTATTGGTGTTTGATTAGATACTTTTGCTATATAATCAGCTCTTGGGTCATAAACATGTGCATTGGCATAATAATTAAATGACAAGGCATTTTGTAATTTATTAATTGGGCCCATTAGTGTTGACCCACCTATAAATTTAAATGACATATTAACATTAGCTATCATTGGTTGAACTCCAGAACCTTCTGGATTAAGGTCCCATACCAAAGGCTCATATTCAATATTTATGTTATCAATAATAATTTTGGTGTTATAAAAATCACCAAGTCTTAAAATACATACTGGCGGTCTACCAAAAGCTAAGTTATCAGCCCCTTGTGCTTCAAGTGTTGGGCCTTGTCTAGTACATTGTTGTAAGAATGTCAATCTAGAATTTAACCCTTCAGGTGTTGTTGAATGAAAACTTGGGTGAAAATATTTAATTTTCTCTCTAAAGCTATCAAAAACAAATTTATCGGTATTGGTTAATTGTTCAAAATAAGCAGACTCATTATAAAACCTATTTGTTATTTTAGTATTTATTTGTTGAGTATTATTTTGAACAATAGGTTGTGGTTGAATTGTTTCTTCAGCAGCTAATTCATTACTATATTCAAATGTTACCTCTGCTCTTCTATCTTGTTTACAGTCAATTGAATCTGTTTGTTGTCCAGACCCAACAACACAACCAGTTCCTGTTAATGTTTTAGTAGTTGGTTTAGGAAATCTTTTACTTATTTCACTATCTGATTTTCCATTAAAAATACCTAAAGTATTGAGTAAATAATCTTTAACACTTGCACTTCTACCATTTGCTAATGTCGTATTTGCTGAAGCATTACCTTGTGCGCTTGCATATGCGCTAATCTTAACAATACAAAACTTGCATTTATTATCTAAATAAGTTGATAAGGCTGGTCCATAAGCTGGGTCACTAAAACCACTATATGATACACCATCAATTTCTATTGGTTGTTTCCAACCATTAAGACCAAAATTGTTGATGTCATTCCATGCTGTTTGACTGGTAACACCACCTACATATGAACCAATACCAGCACCAGTACCTTGTGGGTTAGTAGTATAATCTATTTGAGTTGACGCACTTAATCCGTTTTCATATCCTAAAGATAACAAATCACCTACATCTACATTATCATTTGGAAAATAAATTGAAAACTTATTAGGTGGAACTTCTGGTGTTAATACAGCTGTTTGTTGAATTATTGTTTGTGTTTGAGCTATAGAACTTTTTTCACTAACAGTTAATTTATCAGCAAAATAACTGTTTGGGTCTACGCAACCAGCAAAAAATGAAGCAACATAATTATCATCAGGACCATTTGGGTTTCTGAATGCGTTGATATAACTAGGGTGGTCAACTACAATACTAAAGCTAAGATTACCAGTTCTTTCCGTATTATTATAGGTATAAACTGACTCACCTCTACCAATAAAATCATTTTTTTCCCAACTTACGTTACTAGCTTCATTAAAGGAAATGTTATATGGTGGAAACCACATAATTCTACCCTTTTTACCACTTAATAAATCACCCATACCTTTTTCTACTGGTGGTAAATCAGCCCAATTGTCAGACCAAGCTAGATTTTCAATAGAAAACATGTATTTTTTTGGGTCTACTCCAACATAATTATTTTCATCATATAATTTATCAGTTTTATATGGTGCTACTTTAACAAAACCAAATTCATCTAGTGTTGAATTATTACTTTGAAATCTGTAAGGTACTGTTTTATTAAGACCTGAACTTCTAATCATTTTAGAAACTTGGTCGTATCTGTCGTTTGTTGTCCAACTTCTACAATAAGTGTTTTCAGCTGAATCTTTTTTACCATCAAAAAAACCATCTTGAGTATATCTATCACCTTTTATTACCGCACTACCTTTTGAAAACCCACCACCATTAGATGTTTGAATTTGGTTAGATGTTTTATTCATATCTCCTTTTGTACTAACAATATTTAACATTCCATTTGAATTGAATAATTGTTGAGTTTTTCCTAATAAAGTTTTTTTCGGAAAAATAACTGGATTAAATTCAGGAAATGTATTAACATTATTGTCTTGATTACTTCCCCAAGTAAATGTTGGTGATTTTATATTATTACCAACATAACTATCTCCTTTTAAACCCGTTTCTTCAGTATTAAATCCTTTGAAACCGTAAGCCTCAAGCATATTTGTTCTATTATAACTTATTTCTGGTATCAATGAAGTTCCATTGGTTATAAAATTATATACATTACCATCCTCATCACCGAAAGCATATATGTTTGATTCAATTGCTTTTTGACCTTGATTGTTTTTATATCCCGGAACATAACCACTTCTAAATCTTGATATATCAGGGCTATCATATTGTGAAGTTCCATTTATATTTGCAAACACATTAGTTATTAACGCAGCAACTTGTCCTTTACCAGTATTTAATATCATACTGTTTGCTCGTTCAATATTTGGTGAATCACTTTCTGATAAAAATATTGAACCAGCATCTTCTAAATAACTTTTAGGTAATGTAAAACCAAGTAATCTTGATGTGTAATCCGCTACTCTACCACCTGTACCTGAAGGTACTGTAATTTTATAATTAGGTCTAAATCCAGCTAATGTCCCATCTTTAATTAAACTTAATATATTATCTTGAACATTTAATCCACCCAATATATCTTCTTGTAAATTAAATGCAGCATTATTTGCTAAAGATAATGCCAATTGTTGCCCCCCAATTAACCCTAATTTAGTATCATTGACAATTCCTGATGCACCTAACACTCTACCAGCTAATGAACTTCTAAAATCAAAATTTGTAACTACACCACCTTTGGCTAAACCTAACCCTTGACCGTTTAATATACTACCAATAACGTTTGACGCTTGAATGGAAGGTGAACCACCTAAATTCAAACCACCATATTCATCAAGATAACCACCTATTTGTTGAGAAAAACCAGCTGGTTGTAATGAAATCCAATCTGCTGCATCTACTTGACTACTTGAATCTAAATATAGGTTTGTTATTGTCGCATTTTTTCTTAATTCAGCATATTCTGTTTTACCTAAAATACCATATTCTTCTACTTCTTGAGATGAACTGGTTGGATATGAATCCACACCCACTGGTAGAGTTATATCACCAAATAATCCTTGAATTATTGGAATATCTTCAATATTAATTAATGAAGGTGCTGTTTGATTTGAATTTTTAAATTGATTAGGTAATACTGCTATTTCATATCTAATAAGTCCTTCAGTTTCTAATGGTAAACCAAAAGGTATTACATTTGAATTGTCATTAATACTAGTATCTAATACTGGTTCACCAATTCTCTGACTTCCATTAATTGAAGTTGATATTTGTGGATAAAATGGAAGTAAATTTCTATTTAATAGAAAATCCCTAATACCATAACTAACGGCAATATCATTGATATTGTTTTTTGTACTAGGTGTAGGGGCTGATGTGTTATAATAAATTGGCATAAATAATACTTTGTATATAAATACTATTATAAGCCAATTTTTTTTCAAATAAACGTCTTTTTAAAAAAAGACAGTATTTCCCCTTAATTTTATCAAAAAATAATCATTTAATTATCAATTACTAAATATTTTATATATTTTTATTTTATGATAGGCAAAATTACGGTTTTTTTTTGACATAATCAAGCTAATTAAATAATTATATTCAATAAATTAATTAAATAATTAATAATCAATTAAATAAAATTAATTTTTACCACCATTAATTACTCTAGCTGTTTCGGCATGTATCATATTTGTGATGTTTCTAATGAAAACTGGGTCCTTAGATAGGTCAATAAGAGAATGTATTGATATGGGTTGAGTTCCGGGACTGGTTAACTTAATTTCACCACTAAATCTTATATCACCAAACTCATGTCTCATTACTCCACCGCTATTTACAGAAGCCGAACCATTATTTTTATTATTAAATTTTGATAAAGCTTCGGCAACTGCACCTCCCGGTTTCATGGCCAATAATTCATCTTTATTATCAATTGGTGTTATTTTACCACCTTGAATAACACCATTACCTTTTGTAAAATCCTTACCTAAATTCTTTTTATTTCTAGGTATTATTCTATTTTTTTCTTTAGGTACCACCCCGTTTTTAATCTTAGGTATTACCCCATCATTAATTGGTGAATTAAAAATAGCATCGTTTGTTGGTTGGTTAAAAGCATCACCAGCTACATTACCAAATGTACTACCAAGTAGTGCTCCACCACCAACAGCGGCAGCAGACAATGCTAATGAAGCCCCACCTGTGAATGGTGCTAAAGCCAATCCAAGTAATCCACCAGCAATAGCTCCAGCAGTCCCCCAGTTATCACCTTCCTTTGTTTCTTTATTACCAAGTTTTTTACTTATCTCTCCACCAAACCAATCACCAGCAGCCCAACCAGCAATACCAGCACCTAAAACACCAATAGATTTTGTTAAAAAACCTAACTTACCACCAAGCATATTTGTTAAATTAGATATGGCACCTCCTTTACCAGTAGTTCCAAGATTAAAACCTTGAGCTAAAGTTATTCCATTCAGTATCCAATTCGCTTTCCCAAATAACCACCCTAAAGCTTTAAAACTTAATACTGTTGCGAGAGTACCCGTAGGTCCAAGCCAAAGACCAATTTCTGCAACTGTTTTAACAAATCCAGCTCCAAATTTGGCTAATTCGCCAATATTTTTTCCTAATTCTTTTAATTCATTTTTAAACTTTTCATTCTTAAACAAATCTTTAATCAAAGGACCTAATACTTGGTCAATACCATCAACAATAGGTAACATTGTTGTTTTAACCATATTTATCAGATTGGTAATTTTCTCATCAAAACTAACAGCTGCTTTAGCTCTTTCAGCTAAAGTTTTTTTATTCTGCATTTCGGATTTTATTAATTGTTGACCACTAATACCTAAATCTTTTATTAATTTTTTATCACCCTTAACATCAATAATAAATGCGTTTCCTTTTTCATCCAATTGTGCTGTATTGGTTAAAAATTCTTGCATTTCTTTTCCTTCTTCTCCACCACCAATGCTAAACGAAAGTTGTTTTTTTATTTTGGTAAATTTTGCAGCATTCTTACCAGCTTGTGCTAAATCTTCATAAGCAATACCTGTTTGTTCAGCTATTTTTCTTAATCTATGCATTTCAAGTGAAGTTATATCAAATTCACCAGTTTTACTATTAAAAATAGCACTTGATTCAGCTGCTTTACCAATTTCTTCAGTTAAACCAGCCATATCATTTCTAGCCATATACATCAAATGAAATGGGTCTGACATTTTAGCCCAAGACCCACCTAATACTTGTAATTGTGCTGACATTTCAACTGCACCATCAATATCAAATAACTTCTCAGCCATATTACTAGCAAAGTTCATATCAACACCTAACTTAGAAACAGTTTGAGCCATCTTAGCTAGACCTTTAACACCACCTTTGAAGTTATACTTGTTTAACATTTTCATGTTATTCTGGATGTTCTTAACTACCTTAGATGAGTTGATACCTATCTTGCTAGTATTATTTAAAGTATCTTCAATATATTTAGCAGTTCTTTCAGCTGAATATCCTTGTTGTTCAAATTCGGCTGTTAATTTAGCAGCACCTTCAACACCTAATGTCGTAGCAGCTGCCATTGCAGAAATAGCTTGAGTACCTTCATTACCTAATAAAACGCTTCTACCTAATTCTTCACTAAAAGAAGATTGTAATTTGGCTAACTCTTTAACACCCATTCCCCACTCATTGGTTGAAAGAGCTGTTTCTCTAATAGATGTAGATAATGTTTTAGCTCGTCCACCAAGTAAACCCATTTCCAAGCTTGATTGCTTGATGGATTTATCCATTTCAAATAATCCCCAACTTTTTAGTTTACCAAAAGAGTTTTTGAAGAAATCTGGAACTTTATGGAAATTTTTAACCATGCCAGCACCCATGCTGGTAAATGTCATTTTTAATTTTTTAGCCTCTTTAAGTTGGTCAATAAGTATTTTCTTCTGCTCTAACAACTCATCTGTTTGTGCATTTAATACTTGTAGCTTATTTTTAGCTTCTTCTAATCTGGTAGCATCACCAGCTCTCAGAGCATCAAGTATTTCTTCTTGAAATAAAAGTGCTTTCTTTTCATTATCAGCAATAGTTTTATTTAAAGCTTTAGCTTTATTTAAACCAGCAATATATGCGTCAAGCCCAGAATTTATTTCTTGTTGTGCTGCCGCTTGCTCTTTTAAAAGTCTAAGTTGTTCTTTTAATTCTTTTTTACTTAAAGCCATTTTTATTTATTTTTTTTTAATGATTTATAACCACCTTCATTATAGAATTTTAGAAGAACCTCAAATTTATTTCCTTCATCAACATCTTTTTTATACTTAACAATCTCACATTCAAATACATCTAATTTATCAGGATATTCATCTCTAACATAAATTTTATATTTACTATTTTTCAATTCAATTCCGTTTTCGTTTCTTATAATTTTTGCACTATACTTTTCATCAGTTTTTAACTCAATATCGCCTAAACTATATGGTTTAATTGGAGTATATGATACTATTTCATGTTTAATAAATTGTTTTCCTATTTTTTCAGATATTTCTTTATTCCTGTATTTATTAACTAATTGAAGAGTTGCTAAGATACCAGTACCTGTTGCTTTTTTACCTTTAAGTTCGGACATAAATAAATTCCATAAACTTGGGGCTTTATAAAAAGCTGCTTTTAAATTAGGGTCATTTAAAATATAATCATAAGCTTTTTTAGCGTCTGATTGTAATTCATCAGCATCCGTTCCTAAAGTATCTTCTGGTTCAGCATCTGGTTTAGCATCTGGTTCTGCTGTTGGTTCTGGTTTATTATTTGTAGAAAAAGATACTTTTTTTATTAAAATATTAAAAACAAATTTATTATTTTCTTCACCTCTATTAACGCCTACTGTTTTAAACATAATATTACCATTATCATCATAAAAAGGGTTTTTAGATAAATCTATTGTAAGTATAACTGGTTGTGATTTAGAACCTTGTTTCCTTAGTTCTAACATAACACTATTGTTGTTTTTTTTAATTACATCAGCATCATATTTATATTTCGAATCAAAAAAGATTTCATCACCAATATCTAAATTTTTTAATTGTTCATAATAATCATTGATTAAATCTGTTGGAGATTTATCTAATTCATGGTCTAATTCAATTGAGTCCATTGGAGAACCACTTTTTAAATCATTTTCATCTTTAAAAACCTTTAACCCAATAACGTTGTTAATAGTTATTGAACCACAACTACCAAAACTAACTTTAAATGTGTTACCATAAACCATGGTATTAAAGTTGGCATCAATACTACAACCTTTTGATTTGGTATTTTTGTTTATATCTTTTATTACTTTATGGCCATTAACTTCACCTAACGCAAAATCGTATTCACCATTAGAATTTGTAATAACAGAAAAGAACTTAGCTGTTGGGTTATCATTAAAAAATAATGTTAAATCTTGTGGTTCTGGTGCTTTTCTCGCTTCGTTTAAATATGGTTCTATTAACTTATAAAGTCTTTCATTTAATATTTTATTCATAACTACTTTATACATAAATATCTATTAAACTAAAATTCCCCACTTTAGGTGGGGAATTTTTATGTGTTTTTTATTTCGCCAGCTTTTATTTTATTTTTGAGTGCTTCTCCACTAACTTTTGTGGTTCTAGAACCTTTAGAATTTTTAGAAACAGCTTGTTGTTTCATCTCTTCTGCCTGTTCTTCACGCTCTCTAGCGTCTTTACTTAATAACCCTAAAAAGAATCTTCGTTCATATGTTGGCATTAACATTATATCTGAATAAGACATATTCTTCAAATGCTGAGTACAAATGTAAATTTCTTCTAAAAGAGGTATTTTATAACTAGAGGTCAGGCCAAAAAAACCTGAGGTTAAGTGGAAGAAAGGTTTCTATGGAACCACCTCCGGGGGTTCCAACCGTGATATTCAAATCAACACCACTTTCAATTTCTTCAACATATTTAGTAAATTCTTTCCCTTCAAGTAATCTAATTGAACGAACAAATTGTCTGATAACATTTCTATCTCTAGACCCATTAACTTCAACAATCATTCTATCTAATGAATAAATTGAAGTATTGTTAACTAAACCACCTTGTTTTGTTTCCGCATCAACTATTTTACTTATATCATCGATATCACCACAATTTAAAAATCTAAATTTAATTTGTGTTTTAGATAATTTCATTTCATAATCAAAAAGACCTTCACTATCAGGTTCGGCACCTAATTTTTTATAATTTAGATTATTCAAATCGATATCTATATCAAATGGTTCATCTTTTTCATCCAACATTGTAACTGGATACATTTCACCATAACCTGTAGCTCTTAACCAAATCATTATAGCATTTCTATCTCCAACATGTAAGTCTCTATATCTTAACCCTTCTTCGAGTAATTTTCTATTTATTAAAATTTCTAAAAACTCACCGCTTTCTAATAGATTAGGACTTGTAAGTATATTTTCATCAGAAGTAGTCATATAAGATAATCTTACCGATGGTTTTTTATTTTTATATATTTTACCTTCAGATGGTAAAGGTATCACATCAAATGGTGAATTATAATTAGGCTGACTCAAACTAACTATATTTGGGTCGATACTTGATGGGTTTTTACCAAACGACTCAATGTTTTTAGCGATAGGCTCTCTAAATGGTTCTGGTTCTCTTTCTTGCATATTTTTTGGTTTTATTTCTTCTAATGGTAATTCTCTATTCATAGCATCATCTAATTGTTTTTGATACTTCTCAATCATAATTTTATTTCTTTCCAGTTGTTGGTCACGAAGGTCTAGCTGATTTTGGCTATGATTTTCTGTTGCTTTACCATAAGAAATAACTGCTTGTTTTTCTATTTGTTTTTCTGCGAATTCGGATTCTATTACAACACCACTTTCATCACGCATTCTTAATTGTTCTTCGGTTCTTTTTTTCATTTGCTCAAGAGCACTAAGTTGTCCTGTTGGCAAATCATCAGAAGATGATTTTTCAAAAACTTCTCTTGTTATTAGTTTTGTTTCTTCATCGTACTTTTCTGAACCATAGGTTGCAAAATTTTCATCGTTTGGTTTTTTACTTCCAGAATTTGGAAATACGTTTGGTTTTTTATCCATGTTAAAACTTTAAATTTATATTATTTTAAAATAAATATATGATTTAAGATTTTTTTGTAAACATAATAAAAATAAAATAAAAAAACCACCCATAGGTGGTTTTTAATTATTTTTTTAATCTAGATATAATTTCTAGATTTTTATCTATCATTTTTTTATTTTTAGCTTTATTGGCTCTATTACCCTTAGGTTTAATTTCTTTTTTTGATTTAGACATAATAAAAAAAATTAGAAAAGTAATATAGCTCTATCGAATCTTAATGTTGCTGTTATTTCAGCCACACCATCATCATCCATAGACAAATCACCAAAACCAACATTAGTTAACATAGTTCCATCTAATAACCATTTTTCAATAACAACACCAGTTGGGTCAAGCATTTCTAACTCTACTGGTCTTTTATAACCAGCAGCATAACCTTGACGACCAGTAATTGATTCAGAGTGAAGACGAACCCATTCCATAATTGCTTGTGCAGCAGATGGACCGATTGGGTCACGGAAAGTAACATCAATAGCATCCCAAGTAAAACGACCAATAACCCATGTTGATGTGTTCAAGAATTGAATTTCTACTTCATTTTGAGCTATTGATGGTCTTGAAGCAGATGATAACCACCATTGTTGAATCCCCAAATCAGCTGGGAAAGTAATTAACCAACGATTCTTTTTCTTAGGTTCGTATGGTAAGGGCATTTTCATTAATAAATCAGCCATAATATTTTGTTTTTGTTTTCTCTATTAGTACTATTATAAGTACATTATGTTATTTGTTAATAAATATATGGAAAAAGAAAAAATAATTAAAAAAATATATTTTTATTTTAAAAGATACTACAACCAATTAGTTGTTCAATATCTTTATTTTTAGTTTTTTTATCACACTTAAGTTTATTTCCTTTGAATTTCGTTTTTCCATCCAATTTAGCTATACCAGCAGCGTCACTAACTTTAATTACTTCAAATCTATAATTTTTAATTATTTCATCTGGTTTAGGGTTTGGAGTAATTTCTTCTTTTTCGTAATCAACTATTATTGTTACTTTAACATATCTAAATTCTTTTGTTTTTTCTCTTAAAGCGTTTAATTCTTCTTGATTGGTTGCAGCAGCTTTAAATTCTTTAGTACTAACAACGTCAGAACCATTGTTAGGTATTTCTCTATGTGTTATTCTAGAACTAGAATCTAATTTTCTAATTAATTCAGAAACACTTTTGGTTCTTAAATCAGCTAATTTAATATTTCCAGTAACATCATTGTCGCCTCTAAATGTTGGAATACTTTCAGAATCCGTTGAAGATTCAATATTTGCTGTTATTATTTTACCACCTAATTTATGTATCTCATTAATAACGTTGGTTATCAATGTAACACCATTACCATTAAGTTCATAACTAGCAGTGTTAAACAATTTATCATTGCCCATATTAATACTTAGCGTATCTCTAAACCTAATAATTGTTTTTATTGGTTCTTGTTTAACTGTGTCTGAACTAACTTCAGCGTTTTTAAGCGCATAACCATGATTAGCGGCACTACTTAGTTGTGATAAATTAGTTAATACCTTTTCACTTACTTTATAATTTAATTTGTTTGCTTTAGATATCTCATTAAATTTATTAATAATGTTTTCAGCATTTTTAGCTAACCTATCTTCAGCATTTTTATAACCTTTTTCTTGTAAAAGGTCGGCCAATTCTTTAGTTTTAGCCTCATCTTCAAGAGTCGTCTTAATTTGAGACATAGTTTTAGCGTTTTTCAAAGCATCTTGAGCTGCTACTTTATTTACTCCACTTAACCCGACTCCCAACAACATAGCAACACCCAAAACAACGTCTTTCCACCCCTCTTCTAATAAATCAGTACTTGAGTCTGAACCTATAAGATTAAGTTCATTAGAATTCATTAAACGAGCTTTTTGCTCATGTAACAATATTCTATCATATTGATTTGATGTTATTTTAATCTTAATCATACTATAAATATTATATTTAAACAAAAAAACCCCAGCTACTGGGGTTTTTTGTTTAAAATTATTTTTTTAGATATTATCGAATGAAGCACCAGTATTCATTATCACAAATTCAACTTGAATAAATTCTAATGCTCTAGTTGGTTTCAAGAATATTTGACCAGTTAATTGATTTCTATCAATATCTTCTGGGTCTCTTGACAGAACTACACGGAAGTCAGTTAAACCTCTTTCACTTCTTATGTTATCCAATATTGGGTTAACAAGTGCTAAGAATTGATTTCTAACAACAGAGTCGTTTTGTTCGAATAACAATCTAATAGATACAGCTGAAATAAGTTTTCTAGCTTGTAATAGAAGTCTTCTAACATTGATTCTATTAAGAGCTGTATCTTTAACTTGAAGAGTTTTATTACCCCAAATTTTAATACCATCAGATGTGAAAGTAGCAATTGGGTTAATTCTGTTTTCATAAAGAAGGTCTCTATCAGCCAATGTAAGTTTCTTACGAGCTTGAATAGCATCAACATCACCACGTTGGATACCAGCAACGGCAAACCAAGGGAATGAAATGTTATCAGTCAACGCAATATTTCTAACAACATCTCTTGTCGGTGGAACGTATATTAACACATTATTTTCAGCATCATTAATTTGAACCCAAGGCCAGTAAGTACAAGAGTAATTACTATCAAATTGGTCAGTTAATTGGTCCACAACATCTTCAATTTCTAATAGTTCTCCACTAGAAGTATCTGGCATTGTCATGATATATAATGAGTCAGCCCTATCTTGTTCAATCATTTCGATTGAAGCTTCAATTAAGTTTGTGTTGTCAAAGTCATCAATTCCCGGAGTTGCAAACACATTTATATTCACTGCTTCTGGATTTTTAAACGTCCAAATAGCTTCCAAATATGCGTAGTAATCCGAATTGATACCTAAATCGCCATTGGTAAGAGTTTTATTAACAAACGCACCACTTGTTAATCCAGCAGCACCAGCTGTACCATTGATAATAAAATTATCAAGGTTACTTCTTCTAGTTCTGTATATGTCCCATCCATCGAAACCACCATATGGTGCAAACGTAAATTTACGAGCATAAAGTTTTTCATATGGTCCGTTTAATAAACCAGCATCTGTTCTAAATTCCCAATCTCCAGTATCAAATAAGAATATTGGGTTATAAGTAGTTCCGCTATTGTTTATAACAACTGATACGTTATCAATTGTAGCCCCAGTAGCATCGATATCCATGTGGAAACCGTTTGTTAATCCAGTCCATTCATTTGGTGTTGATGTTTTTGGAACACCTTTATAGTCGAAGAAATCAGAGTCGATACCAATAGTCTCAGAAAGACCTAAATAATATTTACGCTTGTTTTCAAATGCACCATAAGTTTGCTTATACATTAAATTAGGGTTAACTACTGAAGTATTACTATTTGTTTGGTAATCACGAATAGGGAAACCAATGAAACCAGCTGGAAAAGTATCTGAAGTATCAGATGTCTCGTCACATTCAACAAGTACATATGAAGACTTAGAAACGTAAACCCCATCAAGAGTACCTATTCTTCTACCAATAAAATTAGCTGAAGTTGGGTCCATAGTACAACGAGAAAAACTTTCAAGAATTGTTGGTTGTGCGTCTGTATCATAAAAACTTCTAATTCTAACATCAAATTCTTTAGAATCTGGTTTAATGTTAACAATTGAAATTTTAAATTGTTCGTTAGCAGCATTACCATCTGAAATTGTGTGTAATCTAAACAATCTAATAACTTTATTACCACGTAATTCTGAAACCACGTAAGGTGTAACTGCTGGTTGGAATTGTTGTAGGTAATCTGAATAATCATCTGCATAACTAATCAAAGATTGTTTTATACCACGAACCTTATCATCAGCATTAAGTGTTTTAAATAAATTTCCGTATAGTTCTTCAACAAATAATGCTGTCTTACCATCTTGCGCTGTTCTTCCTAATACTTTAGGTAGATAATTTTTTTGAGTTCTATCTAAAGATAATTGATAATTGAAAGCACCTTGTAAAGTTGAAACTCCACTCAATGAGAAGACACCTAACGGATTGCTTGTAGCACCAGAATATGCTGGGTCAAAAGCAACATTAGTTGTACCACTTACTTCGAAAGAAGGTAACTGATTTGATGAATTTATTGTTCCTCTAGAACGTAACAATGCAACTAGTTTATTTTCAACATCAGTATATGCCGTACCAGAATAGCTAATAGTAATACCAGTTGTTGTACCAGTATTATATATACCATCATTTCCAGTCTCTGTAACATATAAATTAAATGAAGAACCAGTAAATATGTTTCCTGATTTAGAATAAGTAGCTGTAATGTCAACACTAGAACCAGTTGTTGCTGTTCCTAAATAAGCAAGTTTAGCTAATAATTCTGGACCAGCAACTGAATCACCTAATAAGCTTGTTACCAATGAATCAGATGAGCTAACACTAACCAATGTACCACCAGTTGTTGCTGAATAAGTAATCAAAGGAGAATAAGTCGTTCCAGTATTTGTTGTAGCAACAGTAGATGAATCTAAAGCTCCATCAAGTGTTATACCCCAAGCCAAACCACCATAGTAACCAGAAAACCCCAATACTCTTGTTACGAATAATTGGTTAGACTGAGAAAGATACGATTTAGCGATATAAGGTAATTCATATTTAGGAGCACCAGTATCTTTTATTTTAGTAGCATTTAATCCACCAAAAAAAGATTGGAATTCACCATAGTTACTTATAAAGATAGGTTGAAACGCTGGACCTATAGTCGTCTCACCAACCAATCCAAGTGTTGTTACACCTACTTGACGTGTAACGAATGTTAAGTCTTTTTCTGAGGTATAGACACCCGGACTTACGAATACTTTTGTTGCCATATTATTTAATTTTTAAGTTTATTATTTACTTTATTCTTTTGTTTATTATAAATATTAACATTTTTTCAAAAGTGGCTCACTAATAAAATATAAAATTAAAAGAGTATGTCTTTTATCATACTTTTATCATACTTATTTATAAAACAGCTATGAATAGAGATAAAAATTTAAAAATCACTAGTAAAACACATGAACAATTAAAACAATATTGCGAACAAAATGGTCTTAAAATGTTTGCTTTCGTTGAAAAATTAATTCGTGAAACTTGTATACCAAAAAAAGATTTATATGGGGAAAACTAAAAAAGGGTTTCCCCCTTTTTTTTTTTTGGTTTATTTATTAAACCTTATAAATAATGCTTGTAAAAATTCAGGTTCATCATTTTTAAATGTTTTTTCAAAATTTGTTGTTACGTTTCTAATCTTAATTCTATTAATTGAATTTTCTTTAACCCATTTAACCTCATTTTCATTTAAATTAAAAAAAGCAATAACTTCACAAGACATTCTTTTCCAAGAAGCCATTACCAAAGAATCTGACTCAGAATAAAATATCATTTGAGATTCATATGAACACCTATAAAAAAGTTTATCACCATTTTGCAATTTAATTGGTTTATCCAACCTATCAACATATCCAACCTTAAGTGTTCGAATGTATTTATCATTTTCATTTTGACTATCTTCATTTTCAATTATTGGAATTATAAACGTTGTGTCATCTAATTCTAAAAATGTTTTTTCATATTTTTTATTGGTAAAATTCATAAATAAAAATAATACGAAAAATATCGATATTATTGGTAATAAATTAGTTTTTTTCATTTTTTTTGTTTTTTA